GTTGTGCGCGTCCGGATTGTTAATACAACCTTTGATATACACATTTAGTCTTTCGTCTGCCTTGTCTAGCTTATACGAATCAACGTCGATGTTATGCAGATCGGAGACAACCGACTGCTTTAACGCTATCAGTTTATCTCTATTCTCCTTGTTCATCGCGATCTATTTTGTTTACTTCGTTAATCAAGTCGTTTACTTCGTCGTCGTCAGATGCAGAAAGCGTTTGAANAGCCGTAAGTTTATCATTATTTTCGCGGGACACTTCTTTCACGTATGACTTCATACGCTTCTTTGAAATATCGTTTAGTGCAATTTGAAACGCCATATATGAACCTGCGCAAAGAGTTATGCAGAGGTCTAAATCTTCCGTATATGTTCCCTGCGACTCCATCGCGGTGCGAATCTTTTCTTTTATGTCGTCCAAATCACACATTTTTATAGGCTTTTTGCATATAGGAAAAGATCGCAAGTATTTGGTAGCTCGGAAGATGCGCGCAAAAAGTTTACCCCCAACGCGCACCCCCTCGTTTCAAAAATTACTCGCGCGTGTAAATATGAGGTGAGGTGGGTTTAGCGTATCACGTTAAAAAATAAAAAAACCGCCCCCTTTTCGTTGAAATTGGACGGTTACATGGAAAATATATAGTGTATGACTATCAATTAGATTCTAATCAGGTTCTTTCAGTCGCTCTATCTCTTGGCGTATCTTTCTCAATAAAAATGTATATTCCATAGGCACTTGATCAAATAAAGATTTTATCCGATACAAATCCCTTTTAAGTTTCATTAGTCTATTTAAATATTCTCCATGTTCCAAAAATCCCACTTCATTACCTACTTGCATATTTGTAAATTCGGAGTCTAACTCTTTTATTTTTCTATTTAGTAAGGTTGCTTCGTCATCACTATTATAAGAAGAATTATCAATAACGCGATTTTGTAACAAATCCACCTTAGCACTTAATTCAGATAATTGTGATATTATTATATTAACTTTAAAGGCTTCATTATCTCCATTTACCGTTGGAATTGATGCCGCAGTATTTAAAGCAAGAAGTTTGACAATAGAGTTTATATTCCCCTGTTCGTCTTTAGAATTATAAGTCTCTATCAAAGCCGATTTAATTTTCTTTTGAGCTTCAACTACATCTCTATAGCCCATTTCTCTAGAATATTCGACATATCTCAAAGGATTAATATCGAATATTTTAGGCGTTCCTTTTTCTTGAATAAGAACAACTGGCATATCAAAAGCTTGTCTAATTCCTAATTCAAATAAGACATTAGGATTTCGTGAACTTAAATCACAAACTGCGATAGGAGTTTCCAGAAGCTTATTTAAAATATCTAACTGTATTAAGTTAGTTTTGGCAACCTCGTCACCTCGTATCGGTTTAAATTCAGCTTGGGAAACTGCGGGTTTTATAATATCTTCATAAACTCTTGTAAAATGTCCCGAATTATAACCGTCACAATCACCAATAGGCATTATTACAAAACAATCTATTTTATTTTCATTCATAGCTGTTAAATTTAAAATCGTACAAATATACAAAAAGATTCTCATAACTTGTATCCGCTAGCTATGAGAATCATTAACAAATAGTCTATTTCAAAAACTTCTCTACAAACCGTTCCGTTGCCCTCCGATTATTCGACTGAATCGCCTCTTTCGAATGACTAAAAGCGCATCGATGTATCTCGGAGTGGCACGCATGACAGAGACTTTGCAAGTTGTTATAATCAAACATTAGCTGCCTCATTCCGAGTTCATGCGGTACGGATTCAACAGGTGTCTTGTGATGCACTTCCGTTGCGAGTGTGCTTAGATCGTTCGTCTCGCACACTTCACAAATCGGATTGTTTCGTAGTTTCTCGGCTCGAAGCTGTTTCCATCGAACCGAATTTATCATCTTAATGTAAAACGGATTTCTACTCATAATTCATCATAACTAAAAAGAATCTTATCACATTGATAACAGTCGTGCAACTCCTTTCGTGTCGCCTCGATGTCGCCTGTTTCTATCTCAACTAAATGCGTCTCGGACACATCGCCCGATTTACACTGAATGCGTCTAATTATATACATAATGTTTCGATCCGGTCTAATCCGTTAATAAGTAATCTAATCCGTGCGCAATTCCCGTCGCATCGAGTCGATTGCGTCTCCTGTTTATGTATCCGGCTCGCACAACCTTTGCAGTTCTTTGACGGGCACATTTGTTTATACACTTCGATAGCTTGCCGCCTCGTTTCCTCTCTCTGTATCCGTGCCGCTTCGATAGCTACTTTTCGGATTAAGCCACGCGAGCGGATGCGCTCGCTTGTGGCTTGTTCGATGTACTGTTTTACTTTACTCATTTCACCGTGTTATTTTTAGGTTTGTAATTCCACCCGTTTAATTTATATACTTTACGTCTCGCTTCTTCTTGTGTTATCGCATCGTCTATCTTCGTCGCTGATCCGTCCGGCTCTCTTTGGTAAATACTAAAGTGACGGAAGCGAGGCGAATAATAATACTTTGGTTCATTCTGTGTTTGATTCATTTCTGATTAGTTATTAGTTAATTCTAAACTGTTGATTATGCAAATGCAGCACTAAACCAAGCCTATCATACCAGTCGTCATGAGGTATATTGATATGCGTGCGAAATTTATCTCCACAAGAAGGGCACTCATGGCAAATCATCATTGCTCCTTTTACCTCTGCAAGACCTACGATATTCCGTCGGAACTCTGTAGCTCCACAGGTGCAATGTAATTCAGGAGCATATCTGTATATCTCCCACTGGGGGACGATGGGCACATTATATTCCTCATTGGCAAATATTATCTTCATATTTACTTTATTATGATAACTCTACTATTTCAGGTGCAGGAGTGATGAGTTCTGTCACTTCCAGATTTATTTCGTTTATTACGATTGAAACTACTGCGTCAGGTTCGCAAGTTTCAAGTTCTTTTATTAACTCTTTTACTGTCATATTATTATTTCCTTTCTATTTATTAGTTAATTTTCACCCAGATACTATTTCCTGATCGGATAGAAATTG